AAATTGAATATTACTTTGATTAGATTCATATTTCATAGCAATTATTCCATAACTTGTAACGGGTAAATTACATCTGCGATATAAATGACCATTTAATCCACAATTCGTGCAATATCGTATCCGGTTAGGATTCATAATTATTTGATATTTCATGAGATTTCTTTATACTGTAAATGAAACTAACAGTAAATAGAATGCATCTTCCACCAATAGTTTGGGGACCGTTTTTTTGGCATACAATGCATATTGTTGCGCTTGGATATGCAAAGCATCCAACGTATACTGATAAAAAATGTGCAAAAGAATTCTATGAATCGCTTACGTTTCTTATACCATGTTCTGTTTGCAGAGAGCATTATAAAGAGCATTTTGTAAATAATCCTATTACACCATTTTTGGATTCAAAAGAGGATTTATTAAAATGGACAATTGATATTCATAATAAAGTCAATAAATTATTAAATAAACCACAGTGGACTGAGACAGAAGTAATAAAATACTATGAAAAATTGGGAGGTCGCAATCGTTCACCAGTATGGACAAAACACGATTTAGATGAAGTAGATCATCGTTCGTTTATAAGAGGATTTTTAACAGGTGGAGCTGTATTATCTGTTTGCGGTGGTATTTTATATTATGTAAAAAAAATGTAAATAAGGTAAAAAAGATATTATATAGATAAGATGGCTGTAAATCCACAACAGGAACAGAGAAATTGGTCCGAATATTTAAGAGGACAGTTTGATAATATAAGACAATCGATATCTGCACCTCTAACTCAACCAAGAACTAATTATACAGGAGTACCGCAAGCAAAAGCATTTTCTCCATTTGGATTTGGAGCAACAAGTACAGTTGCTGCAATGGGTACAACAGGAACTATGCAAAATGGTATTGGTAGAATTTTAGCATATGTTATTGGAATTATTATTATTGTTGTTATATTATCACTTATGGTTCACTATTATATAACACCTGTATATTCATTACAGCCTGGTGCTCCCGGTATTATATCAGTACCAGGATTTGATGATGGAATTATTTTTTGGAATGGTTCTGGAAAATATCCAGCCATGAGTGTTATTAAGAACGATGACCTTCCAATTAAAAGCGCATACTGTGATTATTCATTAATAGTTGATATGTTTATTCAAAACCCATTACAATTTTCACAGCATTCGCGAATTCTTTTAAGAAGAGGTGATCCTAATTCTATAAATGCAAATCCAACTAGTGGAGAAATTACAGGATTGATAACAAATTATAATTTGGTTGTTGCTCTAAAACCAGATACAACGGATATGATTGTATCTGTTATGAATTCTAATAATGGAATGGAGAATGTCATTATTGAAAATGTACCAGTTCAAGAACCATTTCGTCTAGGTATTGTTGTAATGCAAAATGCATTAGAAGTATATATTAATGGATTCTTAATGAAAACACGTCAGATACATACTACATTAAAAGATGTGGGTGGTGATTTTGCACCTGCTAGTAATAGTGAAATATCAATTGCAAAAATGCAAAATCTTAAAATATGGTCGCGTATTCTATCCACTCCTGAAATACGTCATTCTAAACCTGATTTAGCAGACGCTAAGTCATTTAATGCACTACCTATTCCATCATCAACTTCATGTGCAAATTAGATAAAATATGTAAAATTATCATCATGCAAAATAGATGTTAGGAACAAACCTATTACAGAGACAGCAGGCTCCGCAATTATCTTTTTTACAATCTATATCTCCATTTCAAATTATGTTTATAATAATTCTAATTGCAGTTGTAGTATACTATATTTATAGTAATATTAGTTCCGAAAATAAAGATATGTTATCTGCATTGACTCCTTTAAATAAAAAGAAAGACATTATGATGCCCGATGTAGTTCAGTCAGATATATTAGGCTCAGGTGGTTCTACGGTAATGGGATTTTTTGCATTGAATGTAGGAGATCGAACAGTGGTACATAATAATGAGTATGTACCACTTATTCAAGTAGAGAATAATTGGTCTTTAGAAATTGCACAAGTACCTAAAAAAGATACATCCGCACGTCTAAAAGTGAAGACTTCTAATGCAGGGGTATCTAAAATTGAATACGTTGAATTGCCAGCAGTTCCTAAACAAAAATGGGTATTTATTGCAATATTACGTGAAGGTCGCAGATTTGATGTTATTTACAATAATCAGATTGTTGCATCAAAGCATCTTATGAATTATCCAGTTGTTATTAGTAGTCCATTATCAATTGGAAATGAGAAATTAGATGGTCATGTAATTCATGTTATTGTTAATAACAGACGTATGACACCAAATGAAGTAGAGCGTCAACGTCAAGTATATGTTGATACAAATAATCATATTTTAGAAGATAATTATATTTTTCCATCGTTTCCTACTCTAAAATTGTTTGGAATATGTCCTTCCGGATTATCATGTAATAGTATTACACAGCCTCCACCCAATGTTATAAATACATGGAGTACACCTTATGCATAATATTTGATATCTAATAATCCATGTATATGTCAGAATCATGGAATCGAATGGTAATAATTCATCTCCAATTGCAAGAATGATCCCTGTTTTTATTATTTTTCTGGGTCTGTTAGGATTATATTATTTATATCAATACTTATTTGGACCCAAAATGAATAATTCTTATTCTCTTATTACATCTACGCAAAATGCTCAAGTAGATAAAGAAATTACATTTTCATCGGGACAATTGGCACCTTTGTATGAAGGAGGTGAATTTACAATTTCAACTTGGATCTACATATCAAATTGGTCGCACCGTGGAGGAAAAAATAAATCAATTATTCGTATTGGTGGAACTAGTTTTGATATAATTAGAGTATATTTAGGTGCAAATACTCCTAAATTATATGTTAGATTACATACAAAAGAGGATGTTTCTATATCTGGAGCAGGAGCTTCTACTGCTTCTACTGCTTCTACTGCTTCTACTGCTTCTACTGCTTCTACTGCTTCTACTGCTCCTTCCACAGGAGCCGCTACAACAGCTTTACAGCCTGAAGATTTACGGATTTCAACACTCGATTCAGTATTTAAAAACCCACAAACTGATTCTGGATTGCTAGATAATCTGCATATATGTGATATTCCTGAATTACCATTACAACGATGGGTTAATATTTCAATAGCTGTTAATGGTAAAACGGTTGATGTATACATTGACGGTAAGTTATCGCGTTCATGTGTATTATCAACACCATTTAAGGTGGATGCTGGTTATAATGCATCACTTTTGGGCTATGGTGGATTTGGCGGACAAATATCAACTACAATGATGTATGATACTGCATTAAATCCTGAGGAAGTATATAAAAATTATATGGCTGGACCTGAACCTATAACATCATTAGGTGGATTATTTTCTAGTTTTTTTGCACCAAATATAAATATTACTATATCATAATTATAAATACTCTAATAAATAGATGGCCGCAAATGCAGGATTTACACTAAGTGCATTAAGGCAAAATAATCGGCCAAGTGAAAATTCCGGTATTATACAACAATTAATGTTTCCTCTTATTATCGTTATTTTAATATATTTAGGATTTTTATTTGGAGAAATTATTTATAAATATATCAATCGTCTGTCAATTAATCGTGTCGAACTATTGCCAAATACATATTTAGTACAGAACAAAACGGTTACAATTTCACAAAATCCAACTAAAACGAAAAATCCAGTTATTAATCTATCTGAGAATGAACGAACAGGAATTGAATTCACCTATTCATTTTATCTTAATGTAGATCCATCTGGATTTAGAGATGAGAAAGGTTTAACGCACATTTTTCATAAGGGTTATTCTTCACAATTTCCTCTTCTTGCACCCGGTGTTTATATGTATTCAAATACAAATACATTACGTGTTTATATGAATACGTTTAAAACTTGGAATAATTTCGTAGATATTGAAAATATCCCTTTAAATAAATGGCTACATGTTGCAGTTATCTGTAAAAACAATGCTTTAGAAATATTTATAAATGGTAATTTATCTAAGAAGATGTCATTTGGTAATTTTGTTGCATATCAGAATTACCAGGATATTATTTGTTTTAGCCAACGGAGAATTGCATTGAATCATTCACAGATTCCATCAACAGATGTAGACGGATTTCAAGTATTTGGCTCAATGAAAGGAATGTTGAGTCGTCTAACTTATTTCAATTATGCATTATGCTATGCAGAGATTCAAAAGGAAATGGATCGTGGTCCTTCTTCTCAAATAGATTCTTCTAATATGAATGATATTCCTCCATATTTAGCTGATACATGGTGGTCAAAATCGTATTAATACAAATCTTATACAAATCTTATATAAATTATTAAAATATTTAATATATAGTTGTCGGCATAAAGAATCTATATATTAACTATTACAAAACTAGCTATGCCAGGTGGTGGTCTATTTGCACTAGTTTCATACGGCGCGCAAAACGTACTGCTTTCTGGCAATCCAGATTTTACCTATTTCTATAAAACCTATAAAAAATATAGTCATTTTGCTGAAGAATCTGTATCATTTGCAATGGATGGTGCACAAGACCTCTCTTATAATCAACCTATTCAACTACGATTGAAAATTCAACGTATTGCAGATTTAGTTCGAGATGTATATTTTGTTTTTAATTTACCAGATATTTACTGTAAATACATTGATTTGCAACAACCGCAAATACGTGCTTCTCAATATAATTTTTCATGGGTAAATAACATAGGTTGTCATATTATACAGAATGTTGCTTTTTTCATAGGTGGTCAAAAAATCCAGGAGTATGATGGTGATTATATGATTGCTCGTGCTCAATGCGATTTAGATGCATTTTCTTACAAGAAATGGCAGACACTTGTGGGCGATATTCCTGATTTATATGACCCTGCAAATGGAACATATGGCGGTGGTTCAACTAGCACGGGATATCCATTGGTATATAATAACAATGGTCTAAATGGATCTACAACAAATCCACCAAATGTAAATCGTCCATCCATTGCAGGTCGACAAATTCAAGTTCCACTTCCTTTCTGGTTTTCAGATTCTACATTTGAGGCTCTTCCACTTGTTTCTTTACAAATGCATGAATGTGAAATTCAAATTACATTACGACCAATTAATCAGTTATACAGAGTATTGGATATGAATGGATATTTGGTTGCACCTGGATATCAGTATAATTCATCACCTGTTATAACACAGCCACT